GCGAGTCAGACTGCCAGCGGAAGTACATATTCCCGGGCTTGCTGCCTTTGCGAGCCATCGACGTAAAAGGAGTGTCCTTTGCGTCAACGAGCGCAATCATGTCCATCAGATCTTCGCGTAGACCGCGACCGCTAAGTTGGGGTTCAGTAAGAATAGCCATAAATAAGAGTAAAACTAAGTTTGATTGTTAAGGACTTACACAAGTCCCATTGCTTTAATCACGTCAGTCATCCCATCTCTTGAATTGTTCCGAATGAACGATTGCTTGGCTTTCTGAAGGTCCGTCTGGGTCGTCCTTGCCGGTGCCGCTTTAATAGACGGCTGTGCAGGGGCGCGTCTGATCGGTGCAGTTGGTTTCTTCTGTGCTTTCTTTTCGCCGTAGGCTTTGATGCCCATAACTAATAATCCAGCAACATGTTTCCAATCTGCTCTGCGCTTCTTTAGCTCTGGGAACTCACGCAGAATCTGTTGAGCAGTTTGATACTCCTCAGTCTCTGGCTTGCTCCACCAAGGAAAGTCTTTTACTACTTCACCCTCGACGTACGTCTGCTGTTGCAGGTACTCTTCGCGGGCTGGCAGCTCGATTTCCTTGCGCCGAATTGCCAATCGTTTCATGCTGCGAACTTCCTGATCGGTTAAATCCTTCTCAGTTCCATCCGGCAGGGTAATTACTCCTCCATCTGGGTTCTCTTCGCACCACAAAATGACATCCAACGCTCTCTGGCGCTCTTCCTTCACCTGTTCGATGGTGGACAAGCGTTCGACTGCATCGGATACGTCCACCTGCTTTGCTGGGGCCGAAGACTTTGCAGTTTCTAGTTCCCTTTGCAGTTCAGATAAACGCGACTTTTGCGCTTCCAGTTCAGCTTGAGCGGCCTTCTTCGCAGCAACTAATTTGTTGATACGCTTCTGTACGCCCTTGCTTAACGAACTTTCTTCAGCTTCAGCTTCTTCTTCAATGGGCTGATCGGCTTCAACCTCAGGTTCAGCTTCCGAGTCCACAATTGGCTCCTCAGCTTCAACTTCAGGTTCCGCCTTCTCCTGTGTGGCCGGAGCTGCCTCCTTCTCGTCAAGGAAACCAGATTTAAGCAAGTCACTAAGACTTTGCTGATCCAGCAAACCGAGTTTTTGTGCAACGGGTGTCGTTCCTGCCTCCTGACTCCCGGCGTCAGGCTGTGATTGTGTTTCGTTCATGCTAATAGGTAGCAAGTCCTTTATATAATCAAACCAGTAACGCTGGTTAGCCCGTTAGTGGCGTTATGCCAAATCTTCGTTATTAGTCAAGCCATTTAATTGTCTTGCTTGCTTTCTTAATTCAATAAGCGTGCTCAAAGTAAGATTAATCCCATCAGCTTGACCTGCTGAATGTATTCTATCTTCTCCCTTGCAGTCTTTACTTATAGCCATCATCCAGTGCTGTTCTTGCAACTGCTCGATAACTTTAAGCACTTCGCTCCAGGTATTATTCTTCCCTGAAAAGCCAAAGGCATCCTTTTGATTTTCCGTCATTGTTGAGGTTGTGGCACTATTGACTTGTAGTATTCAAGAAGCGCGGGATTCAACATCCTTCCTGCGCCAACAGCAGGATCTGCATCTCTTGTTAAGTAGTAATCAATAAGCATTCTCTCTTGTGGATCCATGTATCTTTTTGCTGGAGGAACATAAGTGTCCCTTCCATCTGGGCCAACAAGCCATTGGCCTCCAATATTTACAGTTCCATCCTTGTTTATCGAATTGTGATACACGGACTCGTTGCTGAATCCGGGATGATTTGGCTTTTTCCACTTGTCTGTAAAATGACTTTCATCTAATGCGCTTTTAACGGGGATAAACCTACCTTCTTCCTTCCAGTATCCACGAAGATCATAGTCTATTTCATTGCCCCTATCTTTAAGTGCCTTCTTGTACGACTGATATTGTTTTTCCTCTTTTTTTGAAAGAGGCGTATCAAAGTTCTTTGGAGGATTAAAATTGTAGTTCAACTCAGGCATACAACTACTGTTGTTGAGATACTGGAGTTACGCCAATCCGGCCAATCTGCGCGTTTTGCTGCTGCATAACTGACATTTGCAGGCTCTTAACGTAGTTCTCAAACAGCGCCTTGAAATTCTCATCTTGCTGCAACGCAGCCTGCGCTTTTGGGTTAGACTGCAGCACCTGCTGCGCGTATTGCAGTTTAGTCTGTGCAGCTGGGTCGTTCTCTTGGTACAACGCCTCGTTGCCAAGGAGCATCATGCCGATGTCACTTTGCACGTCCTTGAACATTTGCACGCTGGCCTGCTGTTGGTTGACGATAAGCTCGCTTGCCATTTCAGGCGCGATGGCCTGGATCATCATCTCGGTAAGGCGCGTCCTGTTAAGCACGCCGCCCGTGTCGAGCTGCGCAACCTTGGTAAGGAAGTCGATCTTCTGCGCAATGTACTCCTTGTCCATGTCCATCACGTCAAAGCGGACGTTAAGGTCGAACTCGTTGTGTATTTCGGACAAGCTCTGTGGCAATTGTCCGCCGGTGACGCGCAGGATCTCTTCCGGGCTCATGTACTGGCAGCACAACGCAAACATCTGCCGGTAGATGTTACGCCAGCTAAGCAGCCAGCTATTGACGAGCAACTGCTGCAACATCTGCGTCTTGGCCGGTGGCACAAACGCATTAATTGTACCGAAGTACGCAGCGTGATTGGCTTCCACACGCTCAATGAGCTTAAACGCCACCGTGGGTTCACGCGCAGGCGGCTCCATGAAGCTGTAGTCCGTTGGGCTTACGACAGGCAACTGTACTCCTGGGCCCACCTTGTTGATGGCACCAATTCGTTTGACGACTTTGATGGGAGGTAAAGTCGAGAAGGCAGTATGATCCCGGATCGAATCGTGCTGGGCCTTGACTTCGTCTTGATCAGTGCTAGCCAACTCGGGTATACCACGAGTATCAGTAATAGCGCGGCGCAACTGTTCACGACGGAATTCAACAAACGGGTATTCGCCGTGAGCGTAATCAAGTCGCTGATGGATAGCCCACGAGGCTGCATCTTCTTTTCGATTGGACGCAGCTTGCGGACAAAAAACGGTGAAGTAGATGGCGGGAGCTTTTCCGTCGAGGCTTTTCGTGTAAGCATAAACAACCTCCACCATGTTCATGTAGTTTACGCCGTTGTAAACCAACATGGTTGTTGTTGGGAGCAGGTTGATGTTGTAGAAGGTGCTGCTCTTGCCGATCTGCTGAAGCGCACGCTCAACCCAGTCTGGGTCCCAGCCTTCTGTGGTGATCTTCTCGCGCAACTCAACCTCGGACATCCATGTCCTACGGTAGATGACCCGTGATCGCTGCAAGTCAGCCGTTTCTGGCGGAACGATGATTTCGTCCCAGGGCTTGAGCGCAACGATCTCAGGAAGATTGCGGCTAACATACTCTTGGTCATACGTCGCACGGCCAGTCGTAGCCATCTCGTTAACCATACGCTTGGCTTCCGAAGCGTCCAAGTCAGGTATTGCAGCTTGAAGTATCGCAGCAGCTTGATCTGGAGCGTCCAAGATCATCTGTGGCAGCTCGGCCAACACAGATCCCTGTGCCTGCGCAGCCATCTGGAAAAGTTCTTCAGCGGTAATCTCCTGTGTACGCTTACTGATGTTCTGTTGCCAGCCTACAAAGAACGCGCTCCAGCCGTACTGCAAAGCGTACTGCGCCCCAAGTTCAGCCTCTTTACGAAGCTCCTGCGGCATCTTAGAGTCGCGAATCCAGTGCAAAAGGTTCGTCGCAATGCCGCTAACCGGCGCGTCGTCGAGGGTTACGCCAGACGCCCGGATGGTTGCACGCTGGAAGGCCGTAACAAGCAGAGCGGAAAGCTCGTTGCAAGATGAGTCGATGAGGCGGTTACGAACGTCGCTTGCACCTTCAAACGGCCAAGCCGGGCTGCCTTCTGGACGGGAATCACTATGCTTTTTCCCGTCATCAGTCTGTCCTGCCCACCGAGCAAAGCGGATGTTATCAAACTTCGTGACCAGATTACCCTGCGACGAGTTAATCATTGAGCGATTGTACTCGCTCAATAGCTCGCCGATGTCAGGCGTATCAGAAGCAATAGCTAAAGGGTCAACTGGTGAGATCATGTTAATAACTTCCTGTCATAGACATTCGTTTAGATTGTTTTTCCCAATCTAAGCCGCCAAAATAGGCTGGCTGCATGACAACCATATAGCCTAAAGCGTCGATAGGATCTTTACTAGCACCTTTTTGTCCATCTTGTCCAGTCCATTCCTTTAAACTATAAATTAAGTTCTGACAAGACTCATGTATCATTAGTTTTGGATGGTTTACTCCTTTTTCCATTGGTTTTTCTCTATCCCACGACAAAAGATCATTGATTAATAGCACTCGCTCCTCAATTGGCATGGCTGCGGCAGGCGTAAATATGAGCGGATTATCAGCCTGACTAAGCAAATCAAGCACGGTGACACCGCCGTCTTTAGTGATCGTCTCAGTTCCAGCCGTTCTCGGGTCAATCCAACGGTCCACGATCATCTCACGCTTGTCTCCGGCAGTCTCAAGGCTCCAGATAAGCTCGGTGTACTCGTTGACTCCACGGCCTGCACCCGCCTTCTGTGCCGGGCCAGCTCGACCGTCAGGCTTATCACTTGGCAACGCCCATTCACCGTAGCTTTGATCGGGCCATTCACGGTAGACCCACAGTATACCGTACTTATCTACTCTAGCCCAAAGCATAAACCAGTTACGCGCACCGGCTGGGTCGATAGCCATGTAGTTGCTACCTTCAGGAATAACCTCTTCAGCGTCACCTTTCCACAGGTTATGGTCACCGAACATAGGGAACTCAGAGCCAGCCGTCTGATCTGCCCAACCATAAGCGCGGATCTTGATGTCGTGGCTAGAGCGCCCCGAAAGCTCCTGCTTCATGCGCTCCCAGTTGTTGTACGGGTTAAGCTCGGTATGATACCAGATGCAGGCGTGTCGTCCGTAAAGGTTCTCCGCTTGATAGGGCATTTCACCTTTAGGGACGGTTAGGACGTTGTTATTGGGTAACAATGGAGATTTGCGGGTAGCCGTAACCTTGGCACTGTTGATGTACTCCTTAACGACCTGGGTGTAACCTTGCACCGGCGTAAAGGTGACGATGAGCTTGCCGGAGCGGGTAACCAAACGGTAGCGAAGAGTCTCCAGCCAGTTCTGCGGGACAAGTTCGTCACACCAGACGTAGTCCACCTCGCCACCTTCGACGACCTTAATGTCTTGGGCGTAGTTGAGGAACCAGATCTGGTTACCCATGTACACCGCCGTATTGTCGCTGAAGCCGTTTTTCTGGCTAAAGCTAATCTGCGTATGATTAGTGCGCTTAATGTTGCGTATCTCAGGCGGTAGGTACTTGTAGAAGACGTTCTGCTGGGCAGAGACGCTGGTCATGTGGGTCGTGTGTAAGCACCAGATGCGGATGTTGCGTTTACCGTGGCGCTCCTTTACCCAGTCGGGGGCTTGTCCATTCAGGTCAGTGCCGATGAAAGCTTGGGCCATACGCTTGGCGGCAAACTCAGTCTTGCCACTTCTGTTCCCACCAAGGACGACCAGTTCATTGTAGCGGCCTAGCAGCTTATCGGCATCCGGCCAGTGCGGCAGCTCGTGGCCATACCGCATAGGGTCGTTCAGTTCCGCCTTAATCTTGTTCTCCCGCATCAAGAACAAGTCGAGTACTTTCTCAGGGCCAATGTTCTCGATCATCTCCAGGCGCTGCCGCTTATTTGGCGACGGAAGCGTAGGATGTTCCTCCAGCTTATAGGCTAAGACTTTCTCGATAATTTCTTGATTTTTTTCATCCATACCTGTTGACGTTTTCACTACGATGCTCTATATTCGCTCTGTCGTCAAATAACGACCGTGTACCTTCTGCGCCACCTGAAACATCGGACGCACGAGCGACTAAATGGTTCCAGCCATCCCTCTTGGGCTGGATTAAACATCTGCTTCGGCTTCAAAGTTGCAGAGTGCTGACAGTCACGGCTACGAGAAGGGCAAGAGTTTCCCGAACGGGTAGCCATCACTCATGACTGTAATTGCGAAACGAACGACGACACTTATACGGATCGTTGATCTCATTTTTGTATAGTATTCCCCCAAGATAGGCAGTAATGCTGAGTCTTGGGGGTACTATGCTCACTCGCAACTCTCCTTGCCGGATTGTTTATCTCCTCCTGTGAGCAGCTTGCTGCGAGAGTGAGCAGCTGGCGCTTCGACAGTGCGAACGGCAACACGGAGCAAGAGTAAGAAAAGATCACTAGTGAAGGGGAATATCACTAGAGAGTAAGAACTTGGACTTGGATTAAGAACAGATAATCCAGAGTATAGCCAACTCAAACGTGTTAAGCTGCATCTCTTGCGCGTTCACCAGGCTTAAGCACCACTTAAGCGCGATATGCAGAACATAACCTGCGCTTAACGCGAACATAAGCGACTTAAGCTTACTCTTAAGCTGCTCAAGCTTGTCATATACCGCCAACTTGTCCTTAAGCGTCATCTTATGCATAGCGTCTTGTTCTTAACCCAAATACGTTGACCCTGACGAAAGTTAACGCCCTTCATGCCGACAAACACCATATCCTCGACGTCTGTGCGTACCCAACGCTTGTTGGGGTACAAGTACACGATCCTTTGCTCCATAGACTCGTTATGTATCGGGATGTAACGAGGCTCCGTAACAGGTGACTCTGGTGTCACCGGTGTAGGCTTATCCACCGGCTGCTCCTGCTCGGCCACTTCACCGGGTAGCGTGCCATCAAGCAGGTTGCTGCGGTAGATACGGCGAATGCCTTTGAAGGCCTTACGCTCGATATAGTCCTCGTCGAGCTTGTACGACAATGGTCGATATGCGCTCCCTAGATGCTGCTTAACAGTCTTTTCGCTTAGTGTGTACTTAGTCATGATACAGGCGACGGTACAGGAAAAGAAACGGCAGCGCAAGCTTACGCCCAACAAGGGCCAGCTAACCGGGCGCCCGCTCGACGTGTACCCCCACAGAAACACGTCTATTGCTCCCAGCGGCACAGCATGTACACACGCTGCCACACGCAGGCTAGGCCAAGCTACAGGTGTAGGGCAAGTGCAAAAAGAAACCTCCCTTGGTGCGCATCGCAGAGAGGCGTGGGAGGTGTTGTTGCAGCGCAGTATAGCGTAACAAACTTAGTGTGGCTAGTGTGCGCCCCTGTGAAGGAGAGACACGCAAGCCGGGATGTCTTGCCAGACGTAGGGGAATGTAGCATGGCGACGGGTGGCGTCAACCGCGAAGGGGGCCAGTTGGCGAAAAAAAATCTGAGGGGGCTTATGCGTCGCCGTTGCCGTCGCCAGGCGCTATCGAACCCCCTCCGCCCCTATTGCCGATTTTACTCTGTAGAATCCCATTCCATATGACGTACATTGTGCATCGTTATGGCCAACCCACTCAACCGCAACAGCTTGCAAGGGCGGCTCAATCGTGTCCGGCCGACAGCACCAAAGGCGCGCAGTTTGTGGCCTGCCGAGGAGCCGGAATGGAATGCACGGAGCGAGCTGGGCGGGGCGGACGCGGGCGCGCGGTCATGCTATGTCATGCGGGGGCGGTAACGCATATTTACTTCGTACACAAACTAATTCCGCCGCTCTCGCATCGCCGCACGCACCGCACACACTCCGCATCACGTCCCACGCTCGCATCGCCTGCGCATCCTCCGAGCTGCACACACGCACCAGGCACATTGCTTTTCTTTGCTTGTCGTTTCTTTTTTGTTGCCATGCTATACTGCACGGCCTAGTTTTCTCCACGTTAGTCCAACCTCAACCACACTACAACATGAATCCATCCGACATGAACTCACTTGAATATGCTGCGTATGTGCGCTTTAGCCTCTTCCTCCTTATGGGCGGATGCGCACTCATAACCGCAAGTCTCTGGCTGTCAGTCTATTTCGACTGGCGCAAAGCTAACCGCAACAAGTAACCAACAACCTAACACACTACAAAAAACACACTTATGAAAATTCCTTTTGTTTATACGTCCGGTTTTCCGATTGCGATAGGTGACCGTATCAAGTGGAGCGCAGGCGGAAATTACGCAGGCGGAGGCTCATACCAAGAGTGCGGCATCGGCACGGTAATAGAGTTTGGCCCCGCTTATGTGATGGTGGAATGTGAGAGTGGACGGAAAAACTCTTGCTCTCAGCGCTTTGGCTCAGACGATAGGGATCTAAACGGGCAGCGGCATGCCCTTTGGTTCTTTGACTATGATGTTGAAAACGAAGCCAAAACGTTTGATGGCTTGATTGAAAATGCAGACTAGGTTCCCACGCTGCGTCTCTACGGAGGTGCAGCAGGGAGCAAAGACGCTCCGACAAACACACTACAAACAAAAACATGAAAGCAACACTAACAACCTCGCAAGCAGCGGCCATGCTGAAAGCAGACACAAGCGCAAACTGGTCTCACGCCGGAGCGCGTGCTTTGATTGAGTACCTTGAGCAAATGGAGGAAGATGCGGGCACTGAAATCGAATTCGATGCGGTCGCAATCCGTTGCGACTACTCCGAGTACGAGTCCGCTTTGCAAGCTGCAAATGAGTACGCGTATGAGCCCAACCCAAACCTAGGCGATGACGAACAAAGCGACGACGACAAGGAAGCGGATGCACTGGCTTGGTTGCAGGATCAAACTCAAGTGATCGAATTCGCCGGTGGCGTGATCATTCAGAACTTTTAATCTGCTCAACCCCAACCATAAAGAAATTCATGAAAATCAAAAAGTCGTACAAACTAGAAGAAGCATGCTCAACCGATGCAAACCGCGAAGGAATTTGCAGCCCTTGGATTGAACCCAACGGAGAAAGCGCCAAACTTGTGCAAGGTATCGGCTCGCGCGCAATCGCTACGGATGGCAAGATCCTTGCCGTAGTTCCGTGCGAGCTTGGCCATGAGGACACTGGCAATCGTATTGCCGTAAGGGCGCTTAAAGAGGCTCGGAAGGTTGGCGGATCCAAAGTCGACTCAGCATGGCTGCAAACAACGGAAGCGGCCAGCATTACTCGGGACGGTGCGCACTATCCCGTGAGCCCAACGGTGCCGCCTAAGCTTACTGGCATTATCCCAGACGAGACTCGCAAGCCAACCGTGAGCATCCGCTTAGATGCTTCCCTTTTGCTTAAGCTGGCAAAGGCCCTGGGCGCGAATTGTGACCGCGTATTGCTTGAAATAGTCGACGAAAAAGATGTCGTTGTCGTACGTCCATGTGGCGAGAACTTCAGCGAAGCCTTTGGCTTGATCATGCCGGTGCGCGCCTAAGCTGCACAAACGCCCCTAGGTTAACCGCCTAGGGGCTTTCTTTTGCCCCAATATATGACCTACCACGACATAGCAGCCTGCCCACTTCTTTGGGCCGAGCATACGGACGGCGAGCCCTTCACCGGCACGCTGGCCGAGCGGATCGAATTCCTTGAAACGCTCTACCATTACGAAGCGCAGGACGCCTAATTCCGCCCCACTCCACGCACCTCTCGCGCTACCCGGCGCAGACTTACCAGCAACGTCGCCAGTTGCTTGGCCAACCTAACCTCACGCCTATGCGCTGACTCATACATCGCCTTCCATCGCGCACACTCCTGCGCATAGAACTCCGCCTCATCCTCTAGCGTCTCGCAATCTGGGCACATAGTTCGCTTTGCAAGCGTGCTATTCTGACATGCTGCGCTTGAATGATGCGCCAATACCGCTCGGTAAGATCGCGCAGGTCGTGCACCTCATTGGCTAGGTCAATCCCGTTCGGTAAAACCAAATTTGAATTTTGAATTTGAGATTTGATTTTGAAATTTGAAATTTGATTTTCAATTTCGGATTTGAAATTTGGAATTTGATTTTTGAAGTCCACCTTGAAATTTAGAAGTTGAATGTCTGATTTGCAAGGTAGACCGGCTATCGCATCACTCGTTTTCAATCGTTCCAACATGATCGTCAGGGGCTTTCGGCGGCTTAAGGGCCGCCATGAAAGCGGCAGAGATGTCGTTATTCGTGTGCAGATGCACATGCTGGTGCAGCTGGTCCGGGACCTTGTTCTTCTCTAGATTAGCATACTTGTCCAAGGTGATACCTAGGGCCAGCACGGCGTCCTTGGCGCTCATCTCCGGCATAAGCTCCATGACCCGCTGAGCAGCGCCGTCGATCACCGACTGTAGTTTGGCCTTCAAGTTCGTGTTGAAGTACGCATTACGGAACTGCGAGTCCATGTCGAGCGCGCTCACCTTAATCTCATCCACGCTCCGCTCGCTAATCCCAAGCTGCATGGCGATGGCCCGGCTATGCTGGCCCGTGATAAACAGGTCGAGCACCTTCTTCTGTATCTCAGGCGGAATGCCGGCCAAGGCGCCCTGTCCGTTCACCTTCTCCTGTATCACGCCAGGCACATGCTTCTCTATCTTCACGCCAGAAAGCCCGGCTAGCTGCCTAGCACGGGACTCTGGACTGCGATAGACTGCGTTGCGCTTCTTGCGCTTGGGGTTGTCGCTCATTCTCGTTCGCTCATAAACGACAGATCTTCCGCCGTGATACCGTGGATCTCACCAAAGGCGCTCTCCTTGATGGCCTGAAGCTGCATGTAGTAATGATCTGCTTTGAGCGCGATGCGAAGCTGGATGTCAGCTTCAATTTCACGTTCCTTTTTCAAAATTTGAATTTCGGATTTCAATCTTGAAATCTCCTCTTCGGCCTGAAGGAGTAGCATCTCAGTGGCTATGGCGTTTTCTGGTGTCATTTTTGTTTAATATACTCTACTCCTGCTGCGTCGAGAAGCGCATACAACCGCAACGCCTCCCGTTTCCATGATGTCTTTACCGGCGGCACCGGCACGCCAGCAAGTGCCTTTAACTTGTTCAGAGTGCCTTCACCTATACCATACACGCTTTTGGGCGTCGTGAACGACCAGCGTAAGTCCTGCATGTTACTGATGTTGAGCAGTTCAATGTACCGCGCCATCTTGAAGTCTAGGGGCGCGATCCCGCACCGAGCTTCAACTCGGCGTATCCATAACTGACGCTTATTCATTGCTGCCATATCTCTTAAGTTCGTGTAGTAGCATGTGCTTGAACGTCTCGCTGCCGTCGTTGATTAGCGTGAAGTCTGGGTTGATCCGCTCCTGTTCCGTCTCGGACACATGATTCATCGGATCTACGCCGAATCGCCTGACTCGGATGACGATGCCGCCTTCCTCGCGGATAGCGGCAGCTTCGTTGAGGAAACGCACGTCGTCGATGACGAGCAGTCTGTCGGGCGGCATGAAGCTCACCCACAACTGCGGATCATACGCTCGGCCAGCCATGCCTAGGTCTTGCAGAAGCTTGCGCCCCTTATCATCCTTCTCGCCATCCCAGCCCATATAGAAACGAGCAAGTCGCTTTATCTCGTAAGCAAACGAAAACAGTCGATACGCAGGGTAACAATCCTGAACAACCGAAGCTGCGTAGCTTTTGCCTGAGCCGGACAGCCCGGTGAAGCCGATGATCTTTGTGCGGAGGATCATTTTTGTGTGCAGGTGTGCGTGCAATTACATGTTCCAGCAAAGTAGCGGATCTCTGCAATCCGCAACTTAAAGCCTGCATAGGCAAGCAATGGGAACAAAATGGCAATGATGATGTACTTCATGGCTGCTTGGCTACCATAGCCCAGTAGTGAGCGTCTTTCTTAAGCTGTTCAGCGGCATCGAGCGCGGCTTTGAGCGTTGGCCTGACGCGGGAGAGTCCCTGCTCTTCCCACCATTCGACGTCACCCCACAGCATTCGCAGGTCAGCTAGGGCTTCTTTAATTTCTTCGTCGGTCATTTTTTATTTGCTTCTATGAGTTTATCTGCCTGTTCAATCCACCATCCGTAGTCTCTTGCGTTAAAATCGGCGTCACGATTAGCAAACCAACCTGCCTTAAGCATCGCCGCAATCTCAAGCCGAGACGGTTCTGGGCGGGTTTCTTCAAGTTCTTTGCGAAGCTTGATTACTTCATCTTCCCAAGAATCACATGAACACTCTAGGTTTTTGTTTAGTTGTTGCAACTCATCCAGCCTTAGAGCAGCTAAGGACACTAAGGATTTTGTAAGCGGCCCTTCTGGGTTTAATGATTTAAGATTTTCTATAAGTGCTTCTGTGGTCATTTCGCCTCCTTCGTTGTCAGCTTATACGCCTGCGCCAACACAAGGTCAGCGTCGAGTAATGCAGCCCGGTCATTCGCAAACGCGGAGTTGGCGTCGTAGTGTCGCAGTAAAGAATGCTTAAGCTGCTCGATAGCCGATGCAGCTTGGACCAAAACGTGCCGGTACATGATTAGTTCGTTTGCGTCCATGTTAATTGTACTTGTGCCACTTGTTGTTCTGGTTGATACCCATCCGGCGCAGTGCGGTTCTGTGCTCGTAGCCGATGCCAATAAGCGCATCAACCATCTCCTCGTCTGAGGGCCACACTTCCTTACGAAAAGTGGAAGGATGTGCGCGGAGCCACATGTCTAGCTCAGGCCACCGGTTCGGCACCGTCTTGTCCGCGAAGTAGTCCCACCAGACTATCTGCGCTACAAACACCTGCATCCGTGTTGGTAGTTCCATGATCCGTGACTTCCAGTCCCGTGGATCTACCTTCCGCAATTTGGCTACCCAGCCGTTCGATTGTCTCTGTCTTTGTCTGATTCTCATCTTTTAGTCGTTTGTTTTCTTGTGTTAACACATGGATCTTCTCCATGAGGTTGTCGATTAGTTGAGCACTCATTCTCTGTCGAGGATAAAGCTCAGGGCCAAAGCTATGATGCTCAAGATAGCAATAGCAACCTGAATTTTAGGTGGGTTCTTCATTTTTCTTTGCGTCGCAGTCTTCGCAGATCCAGTCATCAAACAAATCTTGCGTCAGCCAGATGCCGCACTCGGGGCATGTGGGCAGCTCTGCCAGCGGATCGCTGTCACCGGGGTAACCTGTGCTGATCATTTGCTGTTCTCCCATTTGTCTAATGTCCGAAGGAACGCCTCTGCCCGTTGGCGAGCGGTTGCCCTGAAATACCATTGGTCTTCCCAATTTCTTTCAATCTGGCGAGCCATTATCCAAAGCTGATCTTCTGTCAGCGTGGCCTCTGCCTCATGCATTAAGTTAAGGTCACTCGAATAGTAAAACGGGTTATGCGACACCACCCGCGCCTTGTTGGCATTCCTCTCCCATAGCTTGCGGTCATCGTTCCACACAAATCCAACAGCCTTGTGTATGGCTAAGTTAATTTGCTCGTCTGTCATTTGCCCCTCCATTCTTGCATCGCCGATACCGCAAACGCTGCGCTGGCCCAAAATAGGACGAGCAATACAATGGCCTCCCATAGCTCTTCAGCGAAGTAAGCGATGGCAAGTCCGTCAAAGACGGCGAGAGTAGCAAAGCCCCAGAGGTATGGGACGGCTTTGTTGGAGTTGTCAGGTTCAAGTTTCATGTAACTTTGGTAGTGTTTGATTTTATTCATTATGGAACGTAGCGGTTTTGCCTGTAAAGCGCAGATTTGCACTGACGCCGCACGGGCCGTTTCGCTGGATGGGTATGCCAACCTCACGGAACTCTGCGTCATCGGACAGCTTCACAACCATCACGGCTGTAGCGTCTTGCCCGATTGCGCGACTTTCGCGAGCTTTACCCTGTTCATTTAATTGCGTAATCGAGATGACTAAGCAACCTAATTCGATGCCAAGTAGTCGCAGACTTCGGCTCACCTCGGCCACTTCACGCTCACGGCTGCTGTCCTTGCCTAGGTCGCAGCGTACGAGCTGGATGTAGTCCACGAACAGCACGCCGAGTCCGTCCGGCGACTTCGCCATAGCCCGTGCAGTGGCACATATGTTCGCTATGTCGTACAGGTCGTCCCGCACCACCAGACGGCTGTTATTGAGCTTCTGGATGGCACTGTGGACGCCCCTGATGTCACGCTCATGCTTAGCTCCTTCAGCGAGCGCACGCAGGCTGACATTGCCTAGCCGAGCTACGAGACGGTCGATGATCTGGTTAGCTGGCATCTCCAGCGAGATGACGAGTATTCCTTTGTTCATAATAAGCGCATCTGCGTGTCGATTTTTGCCGATGCATCATACCGTTTACTTTTCCCTTTTGGATATGGAAAGACGTCGTACTTTAAATCTTTTCGCATTGCAATCTTTTGCTTTGCAGTGCCACAAAACTGCACGTAACGATGTTTCCTACTTCTTTCAATAAAATACACATTTTCATGTCCATATTTTTCTCTTAAAAATCCAACCCTTGACTTGTGTCCCCTTGCCTCATCCCCAATCGAAGTGTGATGTTTATGTTCATACCCCTTAACCATTGGATCTTTGAAGGCAGCAGACAGTCCTGTATAAATAAAATTGGTTGCTTGATAAACATATCCAACGTGCCCTTGTTTACTATCTGCATACGAAACAACAATTGAAGGTTTGGGAAGAGCTTTAAGTGATCTAGAAACTAAAATTGACGCCAAATTTGGAGTGCTTTCGCAACATAAACGATTTAACTCTAAAACAAAACCAGCCCAAAGTTCTCCGCAAATTCCAGTTTTTAAAGTTGAAGAAACTGGAGTCCCATACGTAACCACTCCAACTAAGTGCTCCTTATCCCAAGCTCCAAAGGCATATGTTATCGGACAAAGCCGCTTTGCATAATGTCTATTTAAAAGCCAAGGCTCCGCCTCTGCTTGAGATATTTCAGTGACAATAATATCCACATTAGCGCGTTCCATTACCTGGCCTTGCAGACGTGTGACTATGCTGACCCGTGTACGGCTCAAGCAGATACTTCACCTCGATGAGGTCCGTCGATTGATTCTCCGGCAGAAGCATAAGCGCCTCCATCTTCGAACCAAGCGCGTCTTTCGGGCCGACACAGACGATGTCCTGCGTCTTCTTAGGACGCGGCAGCGAGACGTTTTGCAGCACGTTAGTGCGCCGGATGAGTACCCAGTCGCTCATGCTTCCTCCCATCTTCTTGGCAGCATCACGCGCATTGTTGGCGGCCCGGGCCACACGTCTTGATCGAGGCACAGCTTGTACTGCGACAACGTAACGTCGAGTTGCTGGTTAGCAATATCGATAAGTTCCGTGGACGCCTTCACCCACTGACTCAAGTGGGGCGCTTGCATGTCCACAACCAAGAAATAAAAGTCGATGTCCTCTTGGCCGGTGATCTGCTCAAGACCGTAAGTGTACCAAGCAGCTTGGCGGTCGTAGCCGAAGCCGAAAAACTTGTGGTCGAATTTCGAGAAGTCGCTGGTCGTTTTTAGATCAACGATAGCCGGACGACCTTTGATCTCGGTTATCATGTCAGGGCGCCCCTTGCATTGCACACCGTCACGTTCCCAGAACATGGATGCCTCGATGATCTTCGCTGCTGTCACCATCTGGAGCAGTGGCTCCACAGCTGCACAAGCGCCCTCTACACGCGCCCCTTCGTCTTCGTTAAGGATGACCTTGCCGATATTCTCCTGACAAAAGTTCTCCCACGTTAGCTTACCTTCCTTGGTGCGGCGATCGCACGCTGGAGCAACAGCGTACTCACAGCGCCCCTCAAGAGCGAGGCTGTGAACAAGCGTGCCAAGCTCCATCTCGCGGGAGGGCTTCCACTCCTGCCGCTCTTTCCACTTGTAGTACGCCGGGCAGACTGCGAACGAGTCTAAGCTGTGTTTTGATAAACCGTGCATTCCACGGTAAGTTGTCATCTGTAGGTTTTGTAGTAGTTCTGTTTTCATTTTGTTATGGGTTGATTTCAAGCGCCCCGCAGCCGACGATCTTGCCAGCTCCATCACGGATGAGTTTGGTTGGACTAGCCAAATCTGTTCGGTTGGGTAGTGCCGTGCGCACATAGCCAGGGACGATGTACAGGATGCCGTCCATCGGGTCAGGCAGGTTGCTCACCTTGGCATCTTTACAGCACATGATGGGTACACCATCGACGTCTGCGACTTTGCTCAAGTGGCTATGTACCTTTACGCTGTAGCCGCTGGGTTCAATCACGCCGTAACCAGTGATGGTAATGTCGTGAGGGGTTAGGTTTACGAGTTTATTCATTTATTAGATTTGCAATAATGTTGAGTGCAAGCATCGTCTTGCCGCTTTTTGTTTCGCCGCCGATGACTACAAAGTCACCAAAGCGTATCGGACAGATGTTGTCGATAGCAGAATAACCAGTCTTTATCCGCATGGACTCGTCGTCACCTGTCTCATAGCGTGTCAGTGCATTGAGCAGGAGCGCCTTAGTGTCCATCACCTTTGGCGGAGCAAGTTCACGACTTAACCCCTCGACCTTCATCACGACGTCGCTCAGAAGCTCAGGCGTCTGCACGGTGGCGTCGCTAATAGCCATAAGCGTCTCGTAGGCGACATGCTGCAAGGTGCGGCGCTTGGCTGTATTCTTGACTATGTCTACGAGGTCGCCGATGGCACCAGCGATGGGCATGAGCGTGTAGAGGTCGCTGAGTTGGTGGAACTCGGTCGCTGGTAGCGTCTCGCGACACTTCTCGAAGATCACGCGGATCTCGGATGAAGCGTTGCGAGACTGCTGCTGGAGGATGATCTCGCATACCCGGTGACTGAGCGGGTCAAAGATGTCGCTCACCTTGAAGTTTTTCTCCGAGATGTGGTGCAAGAACACCTCAGGATGATTCAGCGCAATCGACGCTATACCGCGCTCGGCCTCTAGCGCAGTTGGCACCACCGTGTCGGGTGGTAGCTCCACCGGCCTGCGCCTACCAGCTTTCTTGTGTTCCATTGGTAGACATCAAACTATCGCGCTTGAGTAAGGTTTTGATCGGCGTCCGCACCATTGACGATGCACGGGATAGCCAACCGTTAAGGAAGCGCCCCATGCCGCGTGGCGTCTTGCGACGCTGGGGATCAGCTTCGAGCCAAGCGTGGGCCTTCCATAACTCTTGCTCGACGGTCTTTTCTCCGTAGATCGTGATGAAGTCTTTCATCAGTCCCGGTGGCACCTTGTACTCTTTACCGTCTTGAGTGATGTACGTGATATCGTACAGGCTCATCGTCCTGCCTACCTCTGGGTCTTGCTTAAGCTCATCGACCATTTGATTGGCGGATATATATCGCCCGCCGGATGGCTTGAGTAATTCTAGCTCCTCGTCTGTAAGCACTGGGATGCCAGCCATCGCGTCTGCCAAGTCCTGCGCAGGTTGTATGGGATCTGGCGCGACAGTTGCCTTACCTTGACTCGCACTCAACGAATCACAATGCTTCATTACGTCAACCCAATTGCCGGGTTTCTTTGGCTGCGACTCTGGCTCGCTGACGATCTGTGCCGGCTCTTCCAGCGGGACGATAAGCTCAACCTTAGTTCCTGACGTGTATGTTATATTAATGCTGATGTTCATAAAGTGTGCGCGTTGTGCAGTCGCGCCCCTGCCTGGTGCAGAAGTGTTTACTCGCAGCCTTCAACGTAAGCAAAGCCTTTAAGATTGCTTATTTGCAAACGTAATCTGCGCAATGCTTTTTGCTGAAGAGTTGCAACTCGCTCCCTAGTTCGACGTATCAAAGCACCAGTCTCAAACAAGGTCTTGGGCTTTGTGCCGTCTAGCCCATAGCGGGCAACTAGGATAACTCGATCTCTTTCGTCAAGCATGGCCAGTGCTTTTTCTAAAAGCTCAAGCGATTGCTCTGATTGTTCAAGGTCAACAATCATGTTAAATACCCTCCATCCCATCCCTGAGTAGCTTGAAAAACAGTTCGCTGCTCATCGTCACTAGCCAAGGGGTTCTGTTTTTTTTGTGTGCTACAATCCACGCCTTACCAGCACCATCGCGCTCGGCCTGCTCTGTGGCCTTGATAAGATTGAGGTTCTCGACGAACTTCACCTCTTGGTGTAGTGCTGCAAGCTCCTCGCAGATGACATCTGGGCTGTCCGTTCCTCCGGCGAACTGCTGACCCCGTCTTGCGGTAAAGCCAGCAGCCCGGAGTTCATCGCGCCACATGCGCTCGCCTCGGCAGCCTTTAGCCCTGCTGTTTATTGGCATCGCGTTTGGCCTGTAACCAAGCGTTAACCTCACCCACATCAAACCGCAGGCAGCGTGCGCTGATACGGTGATAAGGGATCTTCCCTTCGCGGCACCACTTCAGGATGGTCTGAAGCGTGACACCGCACAGCGTGGAGATGTCTTTAGCTTTTACCATTTGAGATCGTCCTCCTCAAGTTCAACGGGTTCATCCTTCTTCACTGGCTTGGTCTGCGCTGAGGGAAATGCCTTAGCAAATCCCGCACGATCTGCGGAGATAAAGAGTGATGTGGCAATAGCCTGCAATTGCTCAGGCGTGACGCTTGCCTGACCGCCAACCCACTCGGCTGCTTTGATGGCCTCTGCCATAAGCTGTGCCGCTTGAAACAAGGCACGCTTGGCGTCTGCCACCGTCAACGAGACTGGCGACGAAGCCTGCACTGGCTTGCGCGGGCCTGCTGCGGCTACGGCTGCACCAGCATCGTCGATGATCGCGCATTGATCGGTGATCTTCAGCTCGTTTTCGCCGGAGTGTGTGCTGTGCTTGACTGAGATGCCCTGCAAGCCCTTCTTGCCTGCTTGGCTCTTGAGGGTCACCATCTGCCCCTTGAGGTCACCCATCTCGTCCGGCAACCAGAACGATGCACGGCACTCGCCAGTGCTGTCCTGCAAGACACAGTTCTGTACGCGCCAAGGGCCAAACTTGCCCTCGCCAGTTTTAGGCGGGAACGTCGCTTTGATCGTCACCCGCATTTCGCCAATGACCGAGCCATCGGCCAAGTTCTGAATGTCGCTAATTTGTGCTGTTTTCATTTTTTGTGTTTCATCAGTGAACCATTCACCGAATGCCTAGCAAAGTATACGTTGGTCTACTACGCGCAACTACTTTTTTGATTTTATTTCATCGTCGTCATCCTCATCATCGTCATCATCCTCATCCCCACACTCTTCCATCCAAGAGTGTTCCAACACACGTTCCTTGTTCATCAAGTGAATGTGCATGTCCCGAGCAAATCGATTGCCCCAACCACTCTCATAGCGGTTCGTGTTGTCCGAGTCTTTCTCGTCCTGAGCTTGGACGAGGATCTCGCCACACTCAAAGTGCTCGGACAGAATGTCCTTTGCACGCTGGATGATGGCTTGGCGTTCTTGTTCTTCGGGGCTCATATCTTGTAGTGTACTGTAAGCACGATTCTTCCGTCAGTCGTTTTGTGGTAAAACTTCTGTCGTACAGCTTTCTTTTGAGCAAGGATGTTCCGTGTAGCGGTTCTGCCAATTCCAAGCCGTTGAGCAATTTGTGAGAGTGTATACCACCCCGGAGGTGCGGGTTGAATCTCTAGGTTCTGCGCAAGTTGCGAGAGCCAGTCCCCTTCTACAGGGGCAGCTTGAAGCTTCCGTCCTTTAGTTCTTTTGTCAGCCATACAATTGTCTCGTTGTCAGTATATTCGCCCCACGCCCAGCCTCTGCTCCAAGCGGTGGTTGCAATTCTATTTTCCGCGTAGCCAGCCATTTCGGGATCTCCCAGCCACCCAACAGAGTAGCCAGTTACCCCTTTAATGCGTCTGCCTTCAGCGATTTGTACGCGATGGATATGCCCCATGACAAGCTTAGTGTACTTACCGTGACACATACGCTCGGCGGAATCACGCAAGGCGTTCTCGCTGTGCAAGTATCCGTGCTGGAAGAGCGCGTCACCCAAGCCAACGAAGCCGGTCTTAAGCTTGTAGTCATAGACCTTGCACTTGATGGACTTGGCTCGGTCGTGGATCTGGTGATAGACGCGAGTCGCCAGAGCCGAGATGATTGCTTTAGGGTGGCTCATCAGCGTAACAAGCCGAGCCTCGTGATTGCCAAGCAGGTAGTGTTGTGGTCTCAGCGCCGAGATAAATGCTAGGCCATCATTCAGGTCAGCCTCCGGGTCAACCGTAGCGTCGTGACTATCAGCAGTGATAGCACCACTACGCAAACACGTCATATCGATGGCATCACCGAGATGCAGCACCGTGTCCGGCTTCCATCGGTCACGAAAGCGTAAGACTTCCTTGAGTACAGCTTGGTCCGCCATGAACCCATGGCTGCAACTAACTGCAAGGAAGCGTTTCCACTTCCGTGTTATGTTTGCCATAGGCTATTTGCGCTTGGCAGCAGCGGCTTTCTTCGCAGCCTCACGTTGGACGCTGTATGCGATAGCGACGGCCTGCCTCTGTGGCTTACCAGCGCCAATTTCGCGCTTGAGGTTTTCTGTGAAAGCTTTGTCTGATGCGGATTTCTTTAGTGGCATAAGTTATTTGGCCTGCTTTAGTTCTCGCTTGATTCTGGCGACAATTTCTTTGTTGGCTTTATCTCTTGCCTCTTGCTCAGAAGCAAAAACGCCAACGAGCCTACCACTGCCGTCAAAAAGCTTGTGTGACGCATTATCTTTACTGACGATCTTCATGTTATTAACCGGGTCAGAAAGCACATAGCCATTACCAAGCGCCTCTCTGCTGCTTGCTTGCTGCATGAATGCCACCGGCATCTTCTTGCGCTCAATCTCGCTAACGGCCTGCTGCTGTGCAGAAGCCTGCACGGCCTGAGTAATGCGTTTGGATATAGCAAATTCTTCAGGGGAACCAGCGGAGAACCTTGACATTTGGAGCAACAACTTACGAACGCCTGGGGTTTCGTACAAGCGGCCAAACCCATAAGCTCCTACTGCCGCAACCGATGAACCAATAAGTCCAAGCGCACCTCCAGCGCCACCAAGAAGTAGGGGTATTAAATTTCTTTGCCCCGTAGCTGGGTCGTAATTAAATTCACCAGCTCTTTCGGTAAGGTTAAAATGGCGAATTGTTGCATCAAGCACATCCTTATCTGCGCCTTTAAAAAACACATTCGTTTGCTTGTCTGCCCTTCCAAGATTTGCACGAAACTTTGCAATAGAAAGTTGTTTTGTTTTGTCATCTAAAGACCTGCTGGCTATGTCTTCAAGAATTGCTGCGCGTGCGTTGGCTCTTCCTGCGGCGTCAAGATTCCTGTTTAATAGTTCAAGTTCACTTTTTCTTTTGCTGAGTAATAAATTTCCAGCAAGTTCTGGAGTTACAGTTCCTTTATTTAACGCAGCCTTAAGTGCAGAATTTTGCAACTCTTTATAGGCGTCATGCAGCACTGTGTTGGCAGCAGTCCATCCAGCCCTATCCATCCCTTGAGCTTGAATAAAATCGCCAAGATCTTCTCTTATTGCCGAATAGACATTTTTTGTTAAAGGGCTGGCGTCAGTTTTAATAGCCGCCAACGCTGGATCTTCCAGCATGTCTCCAACAAGACGCAAGTTTCCTGCTACTTGAGATGCATTTTTGCCTTGAATTTGCAGCTTAGTATTTTTAAGTTGTGAAATTACTTTTTCATAAGAAACAGGATCAATTCCTGTTAATTTGTTTATAGCATCATCTATAGCGGCAATAGACTTTGGTGTTGGAACAGCAACTCCAGTGCGGTCCACAGCAGAAAGAATGCTTTTAACAAAATCCGTGTTGGTTTTAATTTCGAGTGCTCTAGTTGCTCTTAAACTAGCAGCCACATTATTGATTGCATCTCCACCTACGCTTGCTCCAAAGTTGCCAAGTGTATCTTGAATTAATTTTACGTTTTCGTCAGCTTGCCTAACCAACGCTGCCCTGCCGCCAACAGCTTCACGAATATCTTGTAGTCGCTTAGAAATTGGCCCACCAGGACGAATTACATCCGATGTGCGCACAAGTCTTCCTGCCGCTTCAGCATCTGCAATTGCTTGTGCAGTTTCAGCAGCAGTCATGCCTGCTACTGCTGGAGTTGAAAGTGGCGCTCGATTAAGTCCTGCAAGCTTGCTGCCAGTCATGCCACCGGCAACGCCACCAACTAAAGCTGCGGCAATCTGCCCCTTAGTGCCTGCTCCGAGTTCTTCTGCGCCGTATCGAGCAAGTTCAGCCGTGGCTCCGCCAGCAGCAGCAGCAGAAAGCTGTTGTAGTGGTTTTTCTGCTAATACAGTGCCAATCTTGCGAGCAGTTGCGGATGCGGCTCCTTTAAGTAGATTGCCAATTCCAATGCCAGCAGCCGTTGATGCCACAACACTGCCAACGGATTCTGCAACTCGACCAGCCTCGGTGCTAGTTGGGTCAATGCCAAGTTGAGTAAAGAGTTCACCAAAGAGTTCTGTGGGCGTCTTAAGGTTCGTGCCCATGAAGTGGTTTAGGCCAAGCACTACAGGGTCACCAATAAGCTGTCCTGTAGCCACTGCTGTAGCACCAACTGCTGCGCCTGCTGGACCACCAAACGGAAGTCCTGCAACAGCGCCAAGCGCCACAGGGCCCATGCCGCGAGTTAATCCACGGGCAACGTCGCCAGTCGTGCTGACAGGCTCTTGGGCTGCCGTGGATTGGCCTGAGCTTTTGGCGTACTGGTTTACAGCCTGGTCAATCTGCTCAGGCGTCGCTTGATCTGGAAACTCCAGCGTGGTGCCGTCAGGCAATACAGCTTGTTGTGGCATAATTAGTCTTGTATCCGAATTAAAGCGCCATCACTCATCCCATAACGAATAAGCTTAGGGCTAGGGCTTGCTGGGGCTCTAGATTGCGGTTGAGCCTGCTGTCCAAGCTCCGCCTCAATGTCAGACTTAAACAAATTCAAACGCTTTAAGCCAGATGTTCGCTTAAACCATTCTGGAGATGACGCAGCTTCATGTTCGGAAATTCGTGCATTTCTAGTTTCAGCAATGCTATTGTAGTTTCCTTTGACCTTTGAAATAAAGTCATCTGGCCTAGCAATAAAAGCAGATTTTTTAGGATCTGCAAGGTATGTAGCAAGATTGGTGACACTTGCAGCGCCGCCCGGTAAAGTTTGTGCCCATAACTGGTAATCTACAAGTTCAGGAGCATTAAGAAGAAATTCCCCAATCTGCATTGCGTCAGTTCCTCCAGTTCCAGAAGACTGGATTAGCTTTGGAATCATCGACTGTAAGCGTTCCCGCTTTCTGTTTGAATCTGTTTCTTTTTCGGCGGCTTGAATTTCTTGATAAACAATCTTTGCCATGTCTCTTGTTTTAGCAAGATTTCCAACTTCAGACATAATGCTTTTTGCGGCAATGCTTTCATCAAAAGACTTAAGCTGCTCTTCTGGAATAGATGCTTTAATATTTCTATTAAGCATATCCACCAATGTTTCGCGATAATCTGGATTTTGTTGAATTAAAGCATCTGTTAATCGATTTGCTTTTATTATTCTGTTCTGCAAATTCCTCCTGCGAAGTTCATATTGCTGCTCTGGGTACAACTGCTGTTCTGCCTGTGGCGCAGATTCAGCCTTAGGTGCTACAGGCGCTGCCTGTACAGTTTGTGGTTTACCAAAGTCTGCACCAGAACCACTGTAGCTTGTATCGACCGCATTGCGCTGCGCATTAAATGCAGCCATCTCTTCCGGCGTCAACTGCATGACTCGACGAGGAGAAGCCTGCGCATATATAGCTTCCTGTTGTGGCGTGAGTGGATAGCCCATGTTATCGTCCATTACTGGCGCTGGGGTTGACGCAATAGGCTGCTGGTTGTTTGCCATGTAGTAATCGGCAATAGCAGCAAGCGGACGAATGCCGTGAGTGACGATGTTGTCTTGAAGATAATCTGATAGTGGCATCGTATTAAAAGTTAACGGCCTATGCTTGCATTGTATTCATCCATCAACGCCTGTGGAACCGGCCCCCGACCGCTCCATCCTCGTTTTCTAAGAAATTCAGCAAGACCAGTTGCGCCAGCCGTGCTGTCTTGCACGTTAGGTTGCGATTGCCCTGATGGACTGCCAAATCCATCATCTTGGAAATTAAGAACATCGTAGATCGCCTTATCAGCAGAGCCCATGTTTAATGATGGCTTTTTGGTTGCTACTGCCCGATCATACAGCCCCTTTTGCTCCGCTCTAATCTGCTGCATCTTGTGATATTGCCCAAGAGCGGCTGCATTGTAAGCCCGCACATCACCCCAAAACTGAGCCTTCTCGGCAGTGCCCATGTTTTTGTACACGTCACCGCCAACCATTGTGTCAATACCTTTTGTCATCTCTGGAGGAAGATAGCCACCTTCCTTCATTGTCTTATAGAAGTTCTCGGACGACTTCACCTGCGACGACATCTTCTTGTAATCAGCAACTGCGCCGCCTATTGCGGTAATCCCCTTGGCAATTCCTTCACCCATGGCAGCGTAGCCCTGCCCTTCGATCCTACCTACGTTAGCATAAGCGTCAGCAATGCCTTGGCCCATTTGGCTCATTGCCTGTGGGGCTGGAGTATTAAAAAGTTCGCGAGGTCTTGCCATAAGAATTACCGTTTAATCTTTGAGTCCATCCACAGCTTGATAAACCACTTTACGCGAGGCTTATCTTTAATAAAGGCTGCAAATTGCTGTCCATACTTAATGTAAGCGTTAAGAAGCCACTTTGGAGCATTTTCTAGCATCCACTGACGGAATGACAGCCAATTAGGATTAGCTTCCCCGTAAACCTCTCTAGCTACCCAGCAGAATGCCAATCCAGCCCCAATTAACGCTCCGCCGCCAAGTGATCCAAACATTGCATTCTTGCCAGCACTCTTTGCGGCGTTAGCTTGCGCCATGCCAGCGGCATACTGCATCTGTGCGTTGTACGCACCGTAAATGCTTCCCATGCCTGTCTGCGACTCTGGGTTGAAATACTGTGGTCCAGCCTGCTGCTGACCCATCATTGCATTCTGTGCAGCCTGACCGCCAAACGAACCAGCGTACATAGGCTGCTGGTAGAATGAGGTCAACGCAGGAGCGGCCTGTTGCTGGAAGTAACCACCCAAGCCTGTACCAAGGGCCACAAGTTGTTGTTCCCGGGCCTGACGTGCGTTGTAGCGGTTCATCACCTCGGCAAGGTTGCTCTGCCCACCCAGCGACGTTCCCCGAGCTGCATAGCCTGCTCTGGCCTGCTGATCGAGCATACGCTGCTCTTCTGGAGAAAGGTTTGCGCCATTAGCCTGCAATCCGCCGAGCTTCTGCTCTGTGTACTTCTGGAGAGCTTGATTGATGCCGCCAACACCCTGGGCCTGCTGGAAGGCCTGGATATACTCTGGAGCACGCTCCTGCAAGCCGCGCAACTGCGCTGCCTGCTGTGACTTCATGTAATTTTCTTCTAACTGCGAGTATTGAGGCTGAAGTTGCCTGTACAGATTAATTTGGCTAGTAGCAGCCTGACTGGCAATCTGATCCTGTAAGGCCTGATATTTAGGCTGATAGATCTCCTCACTGGCATACACCTTCGGAGCAAGATCAATCTGCGCTTGCAGAATTGACCGCATGGACTCCTGATAATTAGGAGCCGCTGGTGCCGATACAACTTGAGTTTTACCTCCGCCCATATAAAAGTCTTTCTAGTTTCCTTGGGGTTATTGGAACGGCATGATCATGTCTCCATGCCCACACTTGCGTGATTGGTGATTTGCGTTCAAAGAACTGGTTAAACATTTGAGCAACCGCTTCAGGTTCACTTGCCCATGCCATGTGGATCGTCCACAGGCCATCCTGCTTGCGCCACTTCCAATTAAAGTCGCTAACGCCCGGATGTGTAGTCGAGATGCCCGTGATGATGCCGTTGCGGCGAGCCACATAAATACTGTCATGGACACCATAAAAGCTGAGATATCCGTCAACGTCATCTCGGGAGACTTGTCCAAGAAGTTGAAGATGATTTCGGCATTGTTCATATAGTGTATCGACAAGTTGTTCCCAGTCTTGGACTGTCATTAGGTTTTGACTATGAACATCAAGGCTACGTTGCGGGGACGGGTTTCGGTGCCGCCATAAAATCCAGTTTTATCTGTACTCCCAGCCACCTCTGCCCCTTGAGTATAAGGGCCACCGCCATTAGGGGATCCGCCGCGTTGCTTAAACATGTCATGCCTGTGTGATTCAATTGAGGCAGCTTGAGAAGATCCGAGTACACGACCGGGGTCAATGCCCTTTCCATTGTCAAATCCACGAACAAACTCACCACGAAGATCAGGCAGTGTTGCTCCATAAATTGACTGTAACGAGGGAGGCGCGGCTTGCCCATTGCACTCAAGCCATCCTGTTGGAATTATTGATCCGCCCCACATGACAATTGCGCCCGGTAATGTTGCCACTGCTGCCGCTGCTGCTGCTGCTGTTGAATCAACATATCCCTTGCTTGCCGCAACATTTGCGGCACTTGGAACGCTGCTAGAAAGTATTAACTCTCCAGTCATTGAAGAGCCAGACCGCAATGGAAAATAAGTAGACAATAAATCTCTAATGCTATTTATTGTGTATTTAAATAAAGCTGCGCCTCGTGCAGCAAGAATGTAGTCATTGCCTTGAGGAGAGCTTTCATTTTGCGCGGAAATGGCACCGGGAAGTAGTTCCGCATTATCAACATGAGCATTCAAGTTTGCGGCAGTTACTTGATTAGTGCCCGGAGCTGGGTAATCGACGTAAGTTGTACCTTTTTTGATCTGTAATCCGGGCATAAGTTACTCCTGAGAAATCATTGGTCTATTGGTTGCTATAGCATAAACAGCAACACTCTTCAAGGCTGGTCTTCCAACTACAAAATTAACTGTGCAGGCTATCGATGTTCCGCGAGCCGCAATTCGAGGACGCAAAGTCCCGTCTGAGGTTCCGCTAAAGCTGTATTCAAGCACAGTCTCAGTGGCATCTGGGTCATAAGTGGTCGAGTCAATCCGCACAAAGTCGTTTGCGACGTTGTTGAAGGTAAACTCCCCTCGACTAAACCGCTTCTCTGAAGTTCCTCCAAAAGCGTATTCTCTAGTCTTTACAGACGCAGGAATGTGAGTAAAGTTCTGGGTGCTAACTATTAACGTAGACTCGGTAACTTGACTGGAGGCTGGAAACAAATTAAATGGCAACAGCGGCGTGGCGTCAGAGTAATTAAACTCATCTCCTTGTGTTTGCTCTTCTGATAGAAACACGCCACCGTACTGGCCAGATCCAGCAAAGTTGGTGATGATCATCAATCGGCGTTGATTGATATACGCAGACAAGATCAAGTTATCTGAGAATAACCCAACAGGATAATAGTCAATCGACTCCCAATTCTGGTTAAGCGTATTGTATACAAGAATCTTATCGTTCCTAGTCGCCGCGCCAGTAGGCATCGCAATGTAGAAGCGGTTGTTATAGTAAGTTGCTACAGAGCCTTGAACGGTGTCGTAGTTAACGGTGTCAAAAAAGTCTGCAATCGGCTCGCTAAGTGGCAGCGTGTTACCTAGCAACTTTAAATCAAGCTGAGGCGTAAGCATGTGCACGCCATTGGCAGACAAGAAAAACACGAACTGGCCTGCTGACACGATAGACCTTCTAGCCAAGCAGCCAATCTCGGTTGTTATGACAGTTGTAGAACTGTTGGCTCCGGGAGGTGAGTTGATGTTAAAGTTGTCAGTCTCTACAAAAACAACATAGATGCTGTTGGTCATAAAGACCAAGAACTGGTCTTGCACCCACGGCAGCACCCCTACAATTGAGTCGTTCCCGCCTGTGTTGATAACAAAGTTGTTGAGCGTCGTGTCGCACTGTTCGCTCAGGATGTCACTAACGAGCATCTGGTAATCACCGTACTTAAGGATAAGCCGGTTCTGAAAGTACAAGCCAAAGTCAGCGCATGGAACAGATTGCGTGATGCCTGTCACCGTACCGCCATCCACAGTGAACTTCTGCTCTGCATAAGTCAGATCCGAAAGGCCATCTTGCCAGATAAGTGGCGGCAATCCCCGTCGAGTTGTCCACCCCGGATCGTTTGTCCGTGCCGCAAACGTCGAGCCAGTGTTGTTATTCCACTCAAAAGTAAATGTAGTTGGGCTAGTTACCGTAATAACATAACTTCCAGTAACCGCTTGTCCGGGGCCATCCCCGCCATCCGTAAGGCCAACTGTAACTTCATCATTGGTCGAATAACCGTGTGGCGTTTCAGTCGTGATTGTAATTATACCCGTTGCGTCATCTAATATACTGGCATTTGATTCGGTAGCTAAAAACGTCTTTTTATCGTACTTACCGCGAAAGATAAATATCTTGTTTAATGCCGTAACAACGTCACAAATGCCACCTTCTTGGATTACACGATCTGGAGGAAAGTCATAAGGCCCATACAGCACCTCGGTGTTCTGCCCTTGGGCGGGCTTGTACAGGTACAGCTTGTCCGTAAAGACCATGACAATGTTGTCGTGACCGTCAGCGTCAACGTACAAGCCAGAGCCAACCATCGTTAAACCGATAAGTTCAGTCTCGGTCAACCGCTTGGTGCCCCTGCGGGGCTGGGCAATACCGCGTTGCAGTCGAGTGTTGAAGCTCGCTTGCAAGATGCCAGGCTGCAAGTTTGCAGGGTCGAGACGACTCGCAAATCCGATGAACATGTCATCACCTTCAGCTTGAAGTTCTTCTGCCATTAGGAAATAAGCTTACTGAGCTTGTCTACAACCCGCTGGAGATCGTCACGCAGTTCAACCATGCGCTCCATATGACCTTCATCCTCGCCCTCTTCCTCTCCCTCGTACTCTTCCTCTTCGCCGTAACCGCACTCGGAACAAGTGCCGTCAGACTCCATTGGGGAATCGCATTCGGGACAGGAGCGGCTTTTGCCGCCCATAGGGCCACCAAGGATGGCCAGCATTGCTTTCATCGATTTCATAGAGTTAGGCGATTAAGGATTGTCCCTTGGTCCGGCGAACACGCAGATCAGCAAGAGAATAAGGAGTATCATACTCAAAATGAGGCGCATCGTATAGCTTCTTGAATTTGCCGCCCCAACGCAGCTTGTGCTTTGCACACAAGGTTGAGGCGTGTTTATGCATAAGGTCAGCGAGCTTTGCGTCAGCGGGTGTGCTGCCATCCATGTACACTTTACCCTTGAACACGCCACAGTCGATGGCGAGTCCGAAGTTGTGCATGGACGATCCTGGTTTGGCATTAGTCACCTTTGGCCCCGGAGCCGTGCGCCCCTTGGCGTACAGCGCCGCTTGTTCCTCGAACGTCCTAGTTCCACAGATGACCTTGTAGTCCAGTCCATTTTGAGCAACCAGTTCTTTAGCGTCTACGATGAACGCAATAAAGGCGTCCCTGACTTCAGGTGACAGCGTTGCTATGAACTTGGCTGACCGTTCGTCAATCATTTGTGTAACAGCTTGTATATCTTGGTCAGCGTATAAAAGATTGCGGCAATGCCACCCAGAATGCGAACTGTTTGCTCGATCTCGCTTAAAGACAACGCAATTGCGGCTACGTTTATGCCCAAAACAGAGCCAATTTCTTTAAGATCGTCTAACATTTCACCGGGGCTTTCCATTGCATTACCTGTGTTGAGATTGTTTGGCGACAGAAGTGGCATCAATCAACTCCAGCTCAAGTTGCTGGTATCGGGAGTCTGAATGCCATTTCTGTGCCACCTCGGCAGTGTACGTCTGTCCAGCCTGAAGCTCAAGTATCTCCTTGCTGGGTGGATATAAGTATCTTGCTTGATCGCGTGAACTGGTAGCGCAACCTGTCAGCCAAAGCATCACGGCCACTGGCCCTAGCCTCAAGGATCTGAGTTTCGACATCATCGCAGTACTTGGCTATGTCACGCTCTAGCTCCCATGATGCCCGTTTAGCCTTGATCTCCAACCACAGGCGCAGGATTTGCAGTAGGTTTTGTATCATTGGACTCCCTGCGGATGACGTTGATTAGCCCGATAAGCGCCAGCCCAGTGGTCAGAATAGCCTCTTGCATCTCTGGGTGCAGCTTAATCCCGACTGCGGTAAGTAGCGCAAACACGCCGCGCCATGTGGATGGTTCTTTGATTCGCTCAAGTATGTATTTCATAATTACTTCTTCTTAGCTGTCTTGGCCGATTGTCTAAACGCCTTTGTAGTTGGGGCACCCTTCGATCCGGGCTTCCGCATACGTTCTTTGCTGCCAGCGGCAATACGCTCGCGCTTGGCGTGGATGTTGGCGTAGAGTCCTCGTTTCATAAAGTTAGCACTTCCAGCGTCTCATGCTTGCTCTAGCCCGTTCTGCCGGGCCTTTAGCCTTGGCTACGACACCAGCCATTCTAGCGCAAAAACTCTTCTTGCGTCCAGCGTCAGCCTTTGTCTTTGGGTTAGGTGCAGGAGCTTTTAAATTACTGCCTGTGGCCCTGTTGTATTTGGCTCGACCTTTGGCTGTCAGTCCTGCGCCTTTAGACACAGGAAGCTTTTCACCGCGACCAACTGCTAGGGATACGGATTTTCTTGGCATAAATTAAAAAACGGCAACCCAAGACAAGGACTCTTCGTTCCATGTATATGCATTGCCATCCGCTGGATACGGTGTTGGTGGATTCCAGAAGCATGTCTCTTCATCGAGCGTCCACGAAGGATGTGGTTGGGGCGCATAGAAAGCATCTCGCACACTGTCGTAGACATGGCCAATACCAGCATAGTTCTTGCGTAAAGGACGTCCTTCTGGATGTTGCCCAGCGTGTGTGTTGTAGCTAGTCTGAACCCATTGACCGGGAATAGAGTCAATGAAGTCTTGTTCCGCAACGATAACTCGCTGCACTACACCGTCGATGATTTCAGCAAAGTGACTCATAAGATATTTAAATTACCAGAGGTATTAAATGTGTGAAGCACAAACCCTGATGGTTTTGTAATTATGCCTCCGATTGCTTTTTCTGTAGATCCGGGATACCAAATATAAACTACTCCAGACCCACCATTCGCTGGCCTGTGATTCGCGCCTCCTCCTGAACCTCCTCCTGTGTTTGGCGCTCCAGAAGTTGCAAATATGTAATCTCCGCCATCGATGCCAGCTTCTCCATTTCCCCCTCCGCCGGAGCCTCCAAGTGCTGGTGACGTAACTAAATTTGTGCCCCCTCCTCCACCACCTCCTATTGTAACAGGAGTTCCAGCAACTTGAACAGTTAGTCCATCTCCGCCATTTCCAGATCCAGTTATTGTTGCATTAAATCCATTTCCACCTAACCCACCGCCGCCGCCAGTGCGTTTGAAATTAAATGGCGAACTATCAAGTATTCCATTTCCTCCATTTCCTCCTATTGATCCAATTCCTCCTTGATTTTGAGAAATAAATCCACCGCCACCGCCACACGCTCCTGATTGGCCACCTTGCACACCTCCATTTCCAGATAATGCTGATTTAATTGCATTTAAAGAAGATTGTGTTCCTTGAAATCTAACACCTCCTCCAGCTCCAATAATAATTCTATTTGAAGCTGCTGTTAATGTTGCTGTTGATAGAAGATGCCCTCCGCCACCTCCCCCTCCAGCGGATTCATTAGAAGAATAAAAATAATCAAATCCAGCTCCTCCACTTACTATTAGATAGTTTACATCTAATGGAGTTTTTGGTGGCTTTGGTATTAAACTTCCAAATAAAGCAATCATACTGAAGCATCTCCTGCAACAACCCAGAAATTTGATGCAATTTTAATTAACGAAATTACGGAGTATACTCCAGATGTGTTAATTCCATTTTTGCCCAATACAGTAACTGCTCCTGTTGCGGCAACACTTATAGCCCCCGATCCAGTTTGCATTATAAGAATTTGGGTTCCTATGGGAAAGTTTGAGTTTGCAGAGGCTTGATCTGGAATTGTAATTGTAGCTGCATTTGTGCTGTTTACAACAATTAACTTTCCAGCATCTGAGCCGCTATTAATGTGTGTAAGTGTGTAGCTTACAGTTGCGCCAGTCTGATTGTTGATTGGCACCATTGCCGTTGCAATCGGATTCCGCGTCAACCCAGCAGCAGGCGTCGAGCTGGTCACATACATCTGCTGGTTGTCCCATTCGACAGCACTAAGTGTAGCTGTAGTTAATAAAGACTGACTGGCAGTCGAAAAGCTAAACGGGTTAACCGTTGTTGTGTTTGCAGCAAATGTTTGACGGTTTGAAAATGTGTTGGCTACGTTTACAAAAGGAATAGTAGCTCTTTGTGAAATAGCATTACTAACCAATGGATCTACGCCAACAAGATATGAAGTGTTTAATGCTACATTTCCTGAAACAATAAAAGTATATCCATAATTACTTGTCCCACCTTGAATGCCAACTTGTTTTGGCCCAGATAACGTCCCAGTAAACCAAGAAGGACGAGTAAATACTGCTGAAACTCCAGCTGCTCCAAGCGTAGTTACAACCCACGGACCATTTTGCGCTGTTGGCGTTGATCCCCCAGCAGCTCCTTGTCCTGTAAGAAAAACTACATCATTAAGCTGCAATAACCTTCCATCATAAGTTAATGCTCCGGGACTAACAGTAAATGTAGTTGTGGTTGTGTTTTGAACCGTAACATTATTTGTGGCAGATCCTGCCACTGTAGCTCCGCTTGCTAAAACAACTTGCGTAGGACTATTTACAGTTCTAATTGCAATTGTGTTTAATCCGGCAACATTAAGAACCATCCCGGGAACCAACGTAAACGAAGGTGTGGCAGAGAAGTTAATTGTTGTTGCGCTTAATGCCCAGGCGCTAATGTTAACCGTTCCTGCGCTTGCTGGAGTAACTGCCGAATTATGACGTACAGTCGCAAACTGCATTCCTTCGCCAGTTCCACCGCCGCCACCACCTGAAATTGGAGCAGTAGAAAGCGCACTAATGCGCCCATATTCATCAAGGGTAATGACTGGAACTGCCGAGCTAGATCCTGCTGTAATTGCTCCCGGTCCTGTGGTTGACAGCGCAATGGTTCCGCTGGAAGTAATAGTGCCACCAGTCAATCCGTTGCCTGCGGTTACGCTGGTTACGGTTCCTGTTCCCGGAGTAGTGGCAGGTTCCCATTGTGTTCCATTGTAGACCAATGCCTGTCCGCTTAATGGAGTTGTGGAAGATACTGTATTACCTTGAATTTTTGCCACCGTTGGATTTGGGTAGCTTCCAGACAAGTCCCCTCCAGCAGGTGCAGTTGCAGACAAAGCTCCAAGATTAGACAGGGCAGATGGAGCGTCAGTAGCTCCAGTCCCGCCATTGCCAATCGCAATTACTGCATTAGTTGAAAATGCTCCAATTGAGGCTGGGGTAATTGCAGCAATCTGAGCAGACGCCAAAGACTGCACTTGGGCGCTATTGGTAAACGCAGACAACTGTGAGGTAACAGCAAATCCACTCAAGGAATCTGACGTAATCCCACCCAAGTTACTAAGAGCAGCTGCTGCGCCCGTTGCCCCAGTGCCGCCGTTGGAGATATCCAACGTACCAGTCAGGTTGAATGTGCCATTGTCGGTGATTGCGCTTGTTGGTGTAAATGACAGGCCAGACACTTGGCTCGTCATCGCAATGCTCGTCACTGTGCCAGCGCCAAGCTGAGACAAAGAAGCCGTCTGAAGCGCACTGATGCGCCCATAAGCATCCACGCTAATGACTGGCACCGCTGCGCTGGAACCTACGTTCGTCAACACCCCCGGACCAGCAGTCTCAAGGGCAATGATGCCGTCTGTCGTGATCGTGCCACCTGTAAGACCAGTGCCAGCCGTAATGGACGTTACCGTGCCAGATCCGCCAACAGCAATGGCCTCAGTCGTAAGTGCGGTGATTTGACCGTAGATGTTGGTCGTAATAACAGGCACTACCGAGGATGACCCTGCGGTGATGGCAGAGATCCCAGTAGTAGCTAGTGCAAGCGTGCGACTAGTCGAAAGATCGCCCCCACCAGTCAAGCCGTTCCCTGCAAGGACACTTACTTCAGACATGGCTAGCTTACTCAGCGAGATAGCCGCGTTGGTAGCTACATCTTCATTTAGTAGCTTCGATGCAGGAGACTGGAACACGCCATTGATGACCTTTACGAGGCCACTGCCGCCCACAGATGGGATAGTTGTGTGAACGTGCGAAGGCTGTGTTGCGCCAAAGTTAAACGTGATCGTCTTATTGTTCTGTGTGGCTTTCCCTAAGAACTGGATGTACAAACGATCATTGAGCGCAACAGTTGTCTGCGGCAATACCACCGAAGCGATGTACTGTGCAGTTACCGTTGGATCGTAAATCGAGATGTCGTCTGATGTGGCAAGTAGTGTTGCAGTCGTGCCGTCATACTTGAAGACCTTAAGTTGGACGATTGTCTCATTTGACGTAGTTCCAGTTGATGACGCCCAGAAGTTGAAGTCAAACAGCCCGGCTGGAATGGCTGTGATATTCGGATCAAGAACGTCAGTGACAAAGTGGACTACTAGGTCATATCCAGTTGTAGACAAATCACCAGATGTATAACTAGTTCCAGTCGTGTCTGATACACGTCCAAGTTCTTTAACAATCGTTGGCGTTGTTGGCAGGCCAGTTGTTGGAGCGTCTGCTGCCGTATTGTAGTTGAAGAAGAACATCTGTCCTCCACCACCAGATCCACCATTTGGCACTGCTCCCGCTATCCAAGTTGACGTTGCCGTGTCGTACTGTAGCACCTGCCCATCGAGCGGAGTTGCGTTGGTGACAGAAATACCTTGCAGCTTTGCCACCGTTGGGTTCGGGTAGTTGCCAGACAGATCTCCGCCAGCAGCAGCCGTAGCAGACAGTGCCCCGAGATTAGACAACGCAGCAACAGCAGTCGTTGCTCCTGTGCCACCCTGCGAAAGCGCAAGGGGCGCGGCAGATGTCAGTGCAGGCTGAAGCGTGCTAATCTGCGTTGTGGTTGCGTAGCCTTCAAGCTGTGTCGTTGTGGCAAAGCCAGACAACTGTGAGGTGAAGGCGATTCCAGCAATCTGCGAAGTGGTCGCGTAGCCACCAAGCTGTGCCGTGGTCGCAAATCCCGTAATCTGCGCTGTAGTAAGCGCGTTCTGGTTGTAGTTAACAGCTGAAACAACGATCTCACTAGACCCAACAGTAATTAACCCGTTTGTGGCTTTCCCACAGGTGTAAATGTATCCAGACCTTGTGTTGCCTTGACCAACACTGATTGTGACTGCTTGTCCAATTGCTCCACTAAACCAAGTGGGGCGAGTTAAAACAAATCCAGATACTCCAGAGACATTTGCGGTAGTTGCAATCCAAGGCCCATTCTGCTTTGGATCAGCTTGTGCAGTAAAAAGCAAAAGGGTGCCAACAGAAATCGAAATAGAATCAACCTGTACACCACTAAAAGTAGAGTAAGTAAACGTGTTTGGTGTAACTCCCGTATTGGAAGTCCCGGCTTGATTCGATGTGGCAGCTAAGTCTACTGCGTAATGACGAGTTGCTCCAGACTGAGTCGTGTTGTCGTAGAACAAGATTCCTTTGCTATCCACAGACAACGCCGCGCCTGTGCCGCTTTGTGTAATTGCAACAGCAGGAACAGTGCTGTTTGCCGCAAACGTAGCAGCTCGACCCGTACTGCTTGGGCTAACCACAAGCGAGGTTACCGCTGTGCCAGCGCCAATGGTTTGCTGCTGATTAAATTGGTTGGATTGAGTAAGCCCAGCAACAGCCACAGCAGTTCCTGTGGTTGGAGAAAATGTAAGTTTGCTTTGATTGCTAATCCAAAGGTCGCCGCCAATAGTCGAGTTTACTGTAGCACTAGGCAAAGCACTTCCAATGTTGGCTTTTGGTTGATCTGTTGTTGCCGCCATGACAAGGCGACCTTCCATCGTCGAGCCAGACTTGAGCACATAAGCATTTAGCTGCTGTGTATCAAACGCAGGCACTTGAGCGGAAGTAATCCCGCCAAGGTTGGTCAGCGCACTAACAGCGTCTGTCGCTCCGGTTCCACCGTTACTGATAGCAATGACATCACTAGTTGCTACAGCTCCAATTGAAGCAGGCGTGATGGCAGCAATCTGTGCTGACGCTAGGGCTTCGACCTGTGCGCTATTAAGTCCAGATAGTTGAGCTGTTGTTGCTAGTCCAGCAACAATAAGGCTCTTTGCAGCGGTCTTTGTGTCGCCCCCTTGGTTTAAGACAACAATGTCATTGTCATTAACAATGCTTGCTACAGGAAGTTGTGAGATCTTGATGTCTGGCATAGCTTTAAGTGTACTGCAACAGCAATACTATTAATGTGTACTTACGAAGTAAATGTAATTGTTCCAGAGGTGATAAATGTGTGCACTGTATTTGATGAAACAGTTGTAGTGGTATTACCTGTTCCAGTAATGGTTGCACGCGGTGTTGTGCCTGCGTACCAAATTTTAACAATTCCCGATCCTCCTGAGCCTGAAATATTATCAAACCCATTATATCCACCACCACCACCTCCACCTGTATTGACTGTACCGTTTCCTGCGGTTGTATTTGTGCTTCTTGCCCCAGCTCCACCGCCTCCAGTTCCACCTGCTCCACCTGCACTTAGTCCAACTATGCCTCCTCCTCCTCCTCCAGCATAGGTTGTTGCGGTGCCTGCAACTGTTATAGATCGTCCTGCGCCTCCTGCGCCTGCTGCTGTTGACGTTCCATTTGCTCCTACTGCTTGCGCGCCTCCTCCACCTCCTGCGCCGCCTCCAATAAATGCATTTCCGCCATTATTTCCTTGTGCTGGAGTTAATGCAGGAACATTTCCAAGGCCGCCATTAGGATAATCAGAGTTGGTCGGCCCACCGCCCCCGCTGCCACCAGATAAAGCTGGCCCATAGTTATTTGACCCACCACCACCGCCACCGCTTGTTAAGATTTGAAAAAAAGAAGAATTTGAACCGCTAAATCCTGAGCCTTGAGCAAAGCCACAAGCTCCGCCTCCAGCGCCAACAATTACTTCTATTGTAATGTTGGCTGGAACAGCAAAATTAGTTTGCGAAAACACACCTCCACCACCACCTCCTCCGCCATCAAAGCCACCTCCAGCTCCACCCGCAACAACCATTGCGTTTATTGGGGCAGTGTCAGAAAAGCTTAAAGCAAATAATGATTTAGCAAACATTAGTATGTGTAATTTTTAATGTAAGCTCCATACCATTTTACTCCATCGGAAACAAAGGAAAATATATCAAGCCTTGCAGCTGTGGCAGTCATTACTGGTGCAGCTCCACCGGGCCAAGCAACACCCGTAAACGTAGCTGTTCCATTTCCTGTTGTTGGTGCTTGTTTTAAGTAAAGCACAAATGACTTTCCAGCACCTACTGGAGGCATTGTAAACGTACATGCCGTTGAGGCTGTAAGGGTGGCAGTAAGCACGGTGCTGCTGGCAATGCTAAGGGTCGCAGATGCCCCCACAACGCCGATATCGGAGTTTCCTTCAATGTACCCGTTGATAGTAGGAGTCGAAATTGTAGGCGTTGCAATCGTTGGGCTTGTATTAAGCACAGCAGATCCAGATCCAACAACTCCGCTTGCAAATACAGCAGACCCAGATCCAACAACTCCGCTTGCAAACACAACTGATCCGCTGCCAACTTCATCTGTAAGCGCGGCAGCTAAATTTGCGCTCGATGGCGTAGTCAAGAACGTCGAGACGTTTGATCCAAGCTGTGATGTTGCGAGCGCACCGATGGCGGCAGGCGTAATTGCAACAGCAGCCGCGCTTGTGATACGCCCCTTGTTATCTACCGTGAACTGACCAACTTCGCCTGCTGACCCGTAAGTAAGCGCAACAACTCCAGTCGTCGTCAGCGCAGGACCGGGATAGTTGCCAGTCAAATCACCGCTTGCGGCACCAGTTGGCGTGCGAGAATCACTTAAACGAGCATCGTTACCCTCACAGGCGGTATTAGCGGTAGTTCCATAAGCTGGCCGCACCAAGACTGCTGTTGCTCTTTTGGTAACACCATTCTGGACAATCGGAACAAGATCCTCATTGTTTACAGCAACGGCTGCTGGAAGGTTAGAAATTTTGATGCTCATGGATTATCCAATGTTAATGCGCTGACTAGCTTCAGTATTAAGAAAATCATCTGCTTGTGTCAATATTCTAGCAGAAACTGGAATGTCTGTCTTTTTGTACTGAAATGTTTGAGAGTTTCCCCTGACTTGAATGCGGGCAAAGTTCTTGTTTACATCAAGCGCCACATTTGGATTCCGCTTTCTTAAAAATCTTGTGATCATTTTAGTAAGTGTATGCCATGTTTAGACGCTGATTCTGCGCTTGCTGGCGGATAAGAACGTCAATCTGCTGCTGGATTGCAGCCTCAGCCAATTGTTCAAGCACGACGGCTTCATCAGCGCGACCTTCAGACTTAAGAAAGTCAGACGAAACAGAGTTAGCCAAGTAATCCCTGAACCTAGCTGGAATCTCAACCTGCTGCCAAACGTCCGTGGTTTGATTGGCCGGTGTAACACCAGCAATTACAGTTGTTGTAGCAAAAAAGAAATTGCCATTGCTTGCCCTGGTTTTGTCATTAATGCTGTAGCTGCCACTATTTTGGCCAAGGTCAAAGTAAATCTGTGACCCCGTGGAGTACACTGATGTGTTGTCATGCTTCACGCCAAACATGCGCGGTGGCGTCAGCCTGTATTGCACAAACTGCTTCGACGTGTTAAATGTGCGCAGGTAGTTAACGTCATCACCGAAGTCCTGCGGAGTCTGATCGGCAAAGTCCTCTGCAATAAATGGCAGCGGAATAGCCTTGGTTGTCTGCCTTGGGTCGTTCGTATAAATAGCCAAGCCTTGCAATGATCCTTCTGGGATCTGGATCAACAATTGCTGGTTGTCCATGAACAACACCTTGGTCGTCAATGGCGAATTCGGGCCGTTATAGGTGAAGTAATTGGTGCTAGTGAACTCAGTCTCAATCACAACATTTGTGATGTATTCGCCAAGGCTGTCAGTAGCTGTTGAGTAAGTGAAGTTATATTGGTTCTCGCCAACTGAAGTAAGTGGACCGTCGTCTGCGGAGCCGTAGAACGGGTTCAAGAACTTTACATACGACTCACCAACTGTACCAAGTTTGTACCTGTCGTGTAAAAAGTCTTGCAGGTAGATACGCTTGAAGTTGGTGTCAAAGTTAACGCGAGTCGTGTTCGTGTTGAGGTCGTTTTCGGTAAAGAAGTCTTGGTCATCTTCAGTAGAAAGCGGAATGTTACTTTCCGTAGCAAGAATGTTTAGCCCGGACTCAATCGACGACACCGGCATCCCAGGCCATGTGTACATGTATCTTTGCACATCAGGCCACTCTTCACGATCCCACACAACCGACAACCGGCGACTTGTGAAGTCGCGTATTGCGCCGAAAGATTTATCGTTTAGCGTAGCGCGATCCAGACCAACAAGTTGGCAGACAGAAGCAAGAATGTCGCTAAACGGAACGGTCTTCATTGATAAACGGTACGGGAACGAACATTGGTTGGTGTCCAGCCAACGTGGATTTCTTTAGTCCCTCCACTATTGACTCGACACTCGGGATTGTCACGCAAAAATTCATCCATGAACGCTTTATCGTTCCAACACTCATATCCGAGCTTTTGGCCCCAGAAGTGATACGCAGTGGGAGGAATCCTTGCTGTAAGCTGACCCAATCCTTCTATTGACTTATGCCGCTGACGGTTGATCTTCTCGTTTTGCTTGGCCTGAACCTGCGCTTCAATGCGGTTCTTCTGCCAGCCTTTACGCAATTCTTGCTCAAGCTGAGGCACTAAGTCAGTAGGGATTGTAATCATAGTAAAATTGTCCCCGTCTCTCCGAGGTGTCACGCCACTAAGAGGTGCGTTCCCCACAACGATTCATGGCCGTTGCCGACAGTTGTCTCTCCAGCTAGTCACGCCTAGCGGGCTTCCGGCGTTCGATCCGTCCTAGTATACTGCGGGAACGGACACATGCCGTCTCTCCGGCTGTCACACCACTAGGTAGGTGTCACCGATCAACAACTACTAGGAGGAGTAGTCGAATTTCCCGAGGCCGAGCGGGTTGCCGACAACCAAGCCAGCAACTGCTTCGATCAAGCGAGCAGGGCCACCACCGTAATCTGGCAGTGCAGTGACGTTAGCGACGTTTCCGCCGTAGCGAACCTCGATGAGGTTCATGTCAAGCACAAGACCTTTGTAAGGAGTTGGCGTCCAGGTCGTGCCGGACACGGTTCCGATGAACGTGGAAGGATGCAGACGCACCGTTCCGAAGTCACCCTGGAACACGTCCAAGCTCTGGATGAAGGTGTCAGCCGCAGCGTCACGCTGGAAAGTCTGCACCTTGGTAGCACCGGCAGCAAGCGTGTTGCTGGAGTTGCTGACCGTGGTCAGAGCCGTGGTTCCGAGCAGGCCGGTGAAAGCACGCTTCAGGTCAGTTCCGACGATGGCATCGAAGCTGGTGTAGTGGCCAGTCTGGTCGAAGATCGACTTCAGAAGCCCCTGCACACCTGCGTCCGTCAACCCGCTGGATGCGCCAGTGAGGATCGAGGTCGAAGGAGTACGGAAGATCGAAGGGATGTCTCCGGGAGTTGGCGTTCCAGTACCAGCGGTGCTGATCCAGGTCTGCACACCAGCGGTGCGGTAGGCCTGAGTCGTGCCGTTGTCCTGCTGCGAGAGCTGGTTCGACGTGAAGGTCGCTTCCATGTCACGCTTGATGCCAGTGATGCCCTTGCTGACGTTGTCAGCCAGTTCGTCACGCACACCTGCGACATCAGCGATGTCCTGAGTGAGGCGGGACACGCGCACTGCACGGCGGAACACCTGTGCGTAGTTCGCGAGTTCAGCACGGTAGCCAACGACGTAGTTGTCGTAGGTGGAAACGTCCGTGCCGTCAACCACACCACCTACCTGAGGGGTAGGAAGCGAGTCAGACTGCCAGCGGAAGTACATATTCCCGGGCTTGCTGCCTTTGCGAGCCATCGACGTAAAAGGAGTGTCCTTTGCGTCAACGAGCGCAATCATGTCCATCAAGTCTTCGCGTAGACCGCGACCGCTAAGTTGGGGTTCAGTAAGAATAGCCATAAGTAAGAGTAAACTGCGTTTGATTGTTAAGGACTTACACAAGTCCCATTGCTTTGATTACGTCAGTCATCCCATCTCTTGAATTGTTCCGAATGAACGATTGCTTGGCCTTCTGAAGGTCCGTCTGGGTCGTCCTTGCAGGTGCCGCCTTAATCGACGGTTGAGCAGGGGCGCGTTTGATCGGTGCAGTTGGTTTCTTCTGTGCTTTCTTTTCGCCGTAGGCTTTGATTCCCATAACTAATAATCCAGCTACATGTTTCCAATCTGCCCGGCGCTTCTTCAGCTCTGGAAACTCACGCAGAATCTGTTGAGCAGTTTGATACTCCTCAGTCTCTGGCTTGCTCCACCAAGGAAAGTCTTTCACCACTTCACCCTCGACGTAGGTCTGCTGTTGCAGATACTCTTCGCGGGCTGGTAGCTCGATTTCCTTGCGCCGAATCGCCAGTCTCTTCATGCTGCGAACTTCCTGGTCGGTAAGGTCTCTATCCGTGCCATCGGGCAGGGTAATGACTCCACCATCCGGGTTCTCTTCGCACCACAAAATGACATCCAACGCTCTCTGGCGCTCTTCCTTTACTTGTTCAAGTGTAGACAAACGCTCGACAACATCAGATACGTCCACCTGTCTTGCCGGCACCGAGGACTTCGCAGTCTCCAGTTCCTTTTGCAGTTCAGACAAACGTGACTTTTGCGCTTCCAGTTCAGCTTGAGCGGCCTTCTTCGCAGCAACCAACTTGTTGATGCGCTTCTGGACACCTTTGCTTAACGAACTTTCTTCAGCTTCAGCTTCTTCTTCAATGGGCTGATCGGCTTCCACCTGTGCTTCAGCTTCCGAGTCCACAATTGGCTCTTCAGTCTCTGCTTCAGGTTCTGCCTGCTCCTGTTTGGCGGGAGTCGCCTCCTTCTCGTCAAGGAAACCAGACTTGAGCAGGTCACTAAGACTTTGCTGGTCCAGCAAACCGAGTTTTGATGCAACGGGTGTACTGCCTGCCTCCTGACTCCCGGCGTCAGGCTGTGATTGTGTTTCGTTCATGCTAATAGGTAGCAAGTCCTTATTTAATCAAACCAGTAACGCTGGTTAGCCCGCTTTTAGCGTTATGCCAAATCTTCGTTTGTTGTCAAGCCGTTTAATTCTCTAGCTTGTTTTCTTAATTCAATAAGTGTGCTCAAAAGTAGATTAATTCCGTCAGCCTGCCCTGCTGCATGTATCCTATCTTCTCCTTTGCAGTCTTTACTTATAGCAAGCATCCAATGTTGCTCCTGTAACTGCTCAATAACTTTTAGCACCTCGCTCCAAACGGAGTTCTTCCCTGAAAAGCCAAAGGCGTCCTTTTGATTTTCCGTCATTGTTGAGATACAGGAGTTACACCAATCCGGCCAACTTGCGCGTTTTGCTGTTGCATAACAGACATCTGAAGGCTCTTAACGTAGTTCTCAAAGAGCGCCCGGAAGTTCTCATCCTGCTGTAGAGCAGCCTGCGCTTTCGGGTTGGATTGCATCACCTGCTGCGCGTATTGCAGCTTTGTCTGCGCGGCTGGATCGTTCTCTTGGTAGAGCGCCTCGTTGCCGAGCAGCATGTTGCCAATGTCACTCTGCACACCCTTGAACATCTGCACACTGGCCTGTTGTTGATTCACGATAAGCTCGCTTGCCATCTCAGGCGCGATAGCTTGGATCATCATCTCGGTCAGCCGTGTTCTGTTTAACACACCACCAGTGTCCAACTGAGCAACCTTCGTGAGGAAGTCGATTTTCTGCGCGATGTACTCTTTGTCCATGTCCATCACGTCAAAGCGGACGTTAAGGTCAAACTCGTTGTGTATCTCAGACATGGTCTGCGGCAGTTGCCCGCCAGTGACGCGCATGATCTCCTCTGGACTCATGTACTGGCAGCACAGAGCAAACATCTGCCGGTAAATGCTGCGCCAGCTAAGCAACCAGCTATTGACCAGCAACTGCTGGAGCATCTGGGTCTTGGCTGGCGGCACGACTGGATTGATCGTGCCAAAATAAGCAGCATGGTTGGCCTCGACGCGGTTGATCAAGTTAAACGCCACCGTAGGCTCGCGTGCCGGCGGCTCCATGAAGCTGTAGTCGGTCGGACTTACGACAGGGAGCTGTACTCCTGGGCCCACCTTGTTGATGGCACCAATTCGTTTAACGACCTTGATGGGAGGTAGAGTCGAGAAGGCAGTGTGATCCCGAATGGAATCGTGTTGCGCCTTGATCTCGTCTTGATCAGTGACAGCCAGTTCGGGTATACCACGAGTATCAGTAATAGCGCGGCGCAACTGTTCACGACGGAATTCCACAAACGGGTATTCGCCATGAGCGTAATCAAGTCGCTGATGGATAGCCCACGAGGCTGCATCTTCTTTTCGATTGGACGCGGCTTGCGGACAAAAAACGGTGAAGTAGATGGCGGGAGCTTTTCCGTCGAGACTCTTCGTGTAAGCATAAACAACCTCCACCATGTTCATGTAGTTTACGCCGTTGTAAACCAACATGGTCGTTGTCGGCAGCAGGTTGATGTTGTAGAACGTGCTGCTCTTGCCGATCTGTTGCAACGCACGCTCAACCCATGCCGGATCCCAGCCTTCCGTAGTGATCTTCTCGCGCAACTCAACCTCGGACATCCATGTCCTACGGTAAATGACCCGTGATCGCTGCAAGTCAGCCGTCTCTGGTGGAACGATGATCTCATCCCAAGGCTTAAGCGCAACGATCTCGGGAAGATTGCGGCTGACGTACTCTTGGTCATACGTCGCACGGCCAGTCGTAGCCATCTCGTTGACCATGCGCTTGGCTTCCGAAGCATCAAGGTCAGGGATCGCAGCTTGAATGATCGCAGCAGCCTGGTCGGGGGCGTCGAGGATCATCTGTGGCAACTCAGCCAAGACTGACCCTTGTGCCTGCGCAGCCATCTGGAAAAGTTCTTCAGCGGTGATCTCCTGTGTGCGCTTGCTAATACTCTGCTGCCAGCCTACGAAAAATGCGCTCCAACCGTACTGCAAAGCGTACTGAGCGCCAAGTTCAGCTTCTTTACGCAACTCCTGCGGCATCTTAGAGTCACGAATCCAGTGCAAAAGGTTCGTTGCAATGCCGCTCATCGGCGCATCGTCGA